CAGGACTGCTTGCTACTTTTTTCATTGTAATGTTCGTGTATTGATTCCTGCAGTTAATGATTCAAACTGTTCTTCATCTTCATATACTACCAACTGATCAATATCGAATTCTTCTGCACATTCGAGCAGTTCGCCGCTTTCGATCAATCCGTGTATTTCTTGTACAAATGCATCTAACTCTTCCTGTGTGCCGTCAAAGTTGTCAAAACATCCAGGAGCGAATACTACTTCTAATTTTTTATCAGCCATTTTAAGTCCATAGTCCTTGTCTAATTTTTATTAATCTTAACATCATTTCTTCATCTTCTTTTTCATAAGCGGCTTCGATTTTCTGAAGCAATTTATGAGCTTTATCGCTTTGCTTTCCAAGCACAGGATCTTTTGATCCACCAAAATCCAGTTTACCACCATTTGCTTCTCGCTGTGCTTCGCAGACCGCAGTCCACCCACTGGCATCGTAGGGATCAGGACGATTGCGATATGCGACTGTCCACCATGTGTATAAATCCAAGATCTCCTGTGCAGTTACGGCCTGTGGAGTTGGTTGTCCGATCTTTTTGTGATCTGGACCTATTTCGTCCTCGGTCCAGCGCAGACTCCGTTGCCATTCCAAGTTATCTAATCCAGCCTGAGCACAACGCCATGTTCTCCAGCGGAACCACCCACGAGCCCAAAACGGCGCTGCGTATTTTTTGGCAGTTGCGGAATCTGCCCAGGCAATGTGCCACCAGGCTAGTTCGATTTCCACAAAGTCTTGCAACTCATTAAACAGACAAAACAAAAAACGATCGCCCACGTCGCGCCAACTACCAGGCTTAATGTCACGAGGGTGAGCAGTAAGACTATGAGAGCGAGTGACCCAACGATTATTGATATAATATTTGATAGCATAGATTTTATCCGGTATAAACATAACGACCGTTTGGAGATAATCAAGTCCTTCTTCAGCAATCCAATATCGGACTGGATTGTACTGTTTGGCATTATGATTCCACTCAGCCCACCCTTCGCTGGTCGCACTGTTGGGCTTTGGTGTCCCGCGAATTCGGTCGGCCAATGCCGAACATGTCCAGTAATCTCGCATATATCAGTTTTCCTTTTAATTACATTAATTATACAACAAAATGGACGACTTGTCAACTACTGCTTGGTGAGAAAAGGGCCTAGGTTCGGGGGAGTCCACCCTACTGGCTTGAGTATTTTTCCGTCTTCACGTTTACGCACCATGCCAGTTTCTTTATCAATTTTGGCAAAATTGGTATCCATGACTTCTCTCCATGCACCTTCGGCATTATATCCGGCTGAATGGATAGCACCAACAGTGACCACCAATATGTCAATCAATGCGTCCAGTTGTTCGATTCGATCACCTTGAGATATAGCTCCATTCAACTCTGATACTTCTTCTGCGATCAAGTTGATATATAATCCATATTGCTTACTATTGAACTCATCGACTGTTTGTCCGCATGCTTTCATAAATTTGTACTGGTCTTTAAACACGTTTGGCATTGCTTTATCCTCTTATTCCTGTTGTGGTTCTTGTGACTGCAGGTCCTGCAGATTCGAAATCCATTCCTGCTGATCTTCCTTCGTAACACCGGCCGTTCCACTTCATAGAGATCTTGACGGCCTTGTTTACCACGACATTCAGTTTGACCCTATCTTCAAAAGACTCTACAACCGCTTTGGTTTCTTTTGCACTCTTGGCCATCTTGATAATACATGTTTCGCCGTGACGCACTATTTCACTCATTTATTCTCCATACATTAGATAATATTTTGTCAAGTTCTTTCCTTCTATTTCCACTTTGACACCAACTCGGTACTGATCGGATTCAAACATATAGTAATAAGTCACTTCAAAGGATCCTTTGATAGCATGTTCCATAATAAATCTGCCTTGCGGAGTTGCTTTCCACTCTCTGAATATTTCATGAGTCTCGCTACTATCTATAGGACCAAAGGCTACATGGACTATTGCAAATACCATCGTGGTTATCTCTATAACATGATCCTGCTCATCCTTGTGGACCAACTGGTATCCTACTTGACCCACTTTATGCGTTGCTCCACTTAAGATGGAACAGTATTAAGAATTTCTCAGCATCATTTTTAGATTTAAAATGCCACATATCCCGAGCAAGTCTACGACACACTTCCCAGTTATTCAATGTACTATCAGTCCATTCTAAACAATCTGCTAATACTGAATTGTTATGGTTAAAATCGTTAGGCCATTCTTCCTTTAATGTAAGTAACCAGTTCGGACCTGTTGCATGAGTTAATACCGGCTTAATGACAGGATGATCGACCCATTTATCCATAATTTTTCCTAATTGGTTTAGCGAACGTAACACATCGGCATTGTTCATGGTTTTTTTCTTCGAGCTGTGTATCGTCTATTACTCTTTGGTTTCGCTGTAGAGTCTTTGACCATCAACGGTGCATGTTCCACTGCACGCTGATCACGCTCTAATGCCGCATGTATCTGTTCTGGAGTAGGCTCATCGTCGACGACTTCATAATCAGGATCATATTCATATCCGGCTTGCGACATTTTTTTGTTAGACGCATCCATCTCTGATACAGCTATCATTTCACGCATGGATCCTATAGGTCCTGCAGAGTCCTGGCTGATAGTGCCCCATTCGCGAACTTCTAACAGGGGTGCAATACTGGTCGGAACTTCGATTATATACTGCATATCCTCGTAACCTTCTGGAGTAAATTCATATATAATCTTACCCTTTGTGAGTTTATTGGTTCTGGCAATACCGTATATCCAAACGGTATCACCTATTTCGTAATTCTTTTTAATATTCATATTTTATCAAGCCACGGCTTGCTCTGTTTTTGTTTCTAACAGATCTTTGACGAACTTGATCGCTTTTCGATCTGTGTCATAAACATACTCTTGATCTTCATCTTCGTCATTACGTAACGTAACGATAACACCGTTACGTACTTTACGAATTTCTATGCTTTCGAACAACATGGTTGCCTTTCATCATTGTGGAACTGATAGGTTATAGTTAAAATGGAAAATTCCAATATGTGCAGTTTCACGGCTCAACTGCTGATCACACCAGATCTGGTATCCTGCCTTTTGTGCCTGCTGGCAGAAATATATGTCCTCTCCAATTTCGAGATTTAGGCTTGGAACAAATTCTTGTAAGTAATGTGGCTGTGGAACCTTTTCGTATACTTCGCGTTTGCATAAAACCAATCCATGTGGTAATACATCAATCAGCTCCATGTCTGGACTGTTGTCGGTAGTTTGGAACTCTGTAAACTTTCCGTTAGTGCCGCTCATACCTGTGAAGTTAGGATTTGGAAAACGTCGACGACGATAGTTAGCACCCACGATATCTTTGTTGCGAGCTAGCAATCTCATAGGAGCATCGATCGGGAATTTCATATCTGAGTCCACCCAAAAGATATGAGTAAAATCACTCTTAAGGAAGATGTCTACTAGATTACGTCGGGCGATAGTGATGACACTTCCGATGTTAAAAGCACAGTTGATCTTGATCCCATTAGCGACCATATTAGCAGCGGCCATGGCCAGGTGTTGTGCAAATTCAGCATTGACCATTTCCATCGCCGGAACTGCGATCATCACCGATGGTGTTTTACCTTGTTGTCCAGTTTGTAGTTGTGGTGCAGGAGCCGACGGACGTTGTGCTACTGGGGCTCTGCTAGGGATGTTAAGTTTATTTTTTTTCATTGGGTACCTTTATTTTATATTATAGCAAAGATTTTTGCTAAGAGCAATGGATATTTTATTTAAGATTTCTAATACTTGCATTGGCATCATTTGATCGGTAGGGATATTAAGTTTTGTTTTTTTCATTTAAATGCCTTTTATTATGTGTATAGTTAATGTTATTTAATCACTTTATTAACACCAACAATTTTATTTTTCAATATAGTCGACTGTATTGCCATCGGCGTCTGCGATAATAATACGCACAGTTTCGCCATCTTGATTTTGGATTTTGATAGGCCCCCACACCCAGTGTTCAGTTTCTTGGTGGTACCATTCATCGTTGTCGCGATATTCCAAATCATAAATGCTGTTTTCATTAATGAACTCTTGCAGATCAATTTCTTCGTCATCGGTAACCTCATCAAATATGATATCGTACCAGCAACCGCCATCAAATAATTCAATCACCTCGACACTTTCAATATTATTAATCTCGCAGTTGAGCATATCAATACCATCTTTTCTTCCATCGTCGATTCCAGCAACTTCTGTAAATTCAAATTCTGGGAGATTGTCATCGGACGTTTCCACTGACCATTTACCAAAACGATATCCGTTGGTGACTGTAATTTGACCTTCGCCTTCTCGTCGAGCCCACTGTTCAACTTCTTGGCAAGATTTTTTATGATATGTACTAACGGTCCATAGAGCCATTTTTTTTATCCTTTTCTAAAAACCAAATTTTTTCTCTTAAAATGTTTTTATCTTGTTTAAGGCTTTCCACCAGATTTCTTGATACTTCAAGTTCTTTACGAATCTGCTCGTCCACTTGTAAAAAAGTTTTTTTATATTTTGCTTCGTATTTTTCGTGCCTAATATTAATACCAATAAGAATTCCTAATCCTAGAATCAATAATGCAGTGCCGACGTCATTAATAATCATGGATATGTTATCTGCCGTTGTTTGCTTGTTGCAGTTTAATGTTATCAAAAAACTCTTTCTTTGTACTGGCATCATTTAAAAATGCACCTTTAAGTACTGTGGTCTGTGTTAAACTGTTATGAGACATTACGCCTCGATTCTCTACACACCCGTGTGTCATTTCGATATAAACACCCACATTCTCTGAGTCTGTTGCTCGCATTATTTCCCTAGTAATATCATTGCATAGTTCTTCTTGCAATGTGCCACGTCGAGCACACCATTGTGCTATTCTTGTGTATTTGCTAAGACCAATAAGTTTATTAGCGGCAATAACACCAATATAAGCAACGCCAACAACGGGTTGATGATGATGACTACACATACTACGCAATTCACTGCGTACAACCAACATGCCTTCATATCTATCCTCGCTATCATTTGGAAACGCAGTTGCGTCTGGTGCAGGATCGTAACGTCCTGACATAATTTCATTAAAGTACATTTTAGCTAGACGCTTTGCAGTACCATGCGAGTTTGGGTCGTTCTCACGATCAATTAGCAATGTGTCTAATACACCCTCAAAAGCTACTGCGGCTTCGCTGATCAGTTGTTGTTTGATACCGTCATCAATATATTCACTGATGTTGTCCCCTGCCCAAAAGCGTTTGCCTTCCTGTTTCATTCTTTCACGTATTACCTGTGATAAGTTTTTTTCTGACATTATTTCTCCTGATGTTTTATTGTATAGTATTATTTAGATTCCGTCAACCTAAGCAGTGTATTTTTCTTGACCGCAGCATCCAGCACCATTGGTGTTACCACTCCTATTTCTTCTGCGTATTTGAGCAATGCACTGGTGTCTTTTGGAAAACATGCACCTCCAAATCCAAAATGACCGTCTGGGCCCGGCACTTGCATATGGCTATTTCCAATCCTGTCATCCATCTTGACCATTTTCATAATCTTATTGTAATCCAATCCGGATGCGACTGCAATACCGTGTAACTCATTCATAAAAATGACCTTGGTGGCTAGGAAAGTGTTGATGGCATATTTGGCCAGTGCGGCTTCACCGATAGTGCAACATACAACTTGATCATTCAAGTTTTCTTGACCGATGCGGATAATTCGTTCTGCTTCTCTTAGATATGCCTTTACTCGTCCGCCAATGATACAAAACCGTCCGTTTATGTAATCTTGAACAGCATTGGCCGCAGTTAAAAACTCTGGAGCATGGACTAGATTTGGAAACTGTTCGTTTAGTTTTTCGTATGTGTGCGGAGGAGCGGTGCATTTGCTGATGATCACACCTTGATAGTCGATTGACTTCAAGTTAGATAACACGCTTTCTAATGGACCTGTGTCGCAAGTTCCATCCGCATCCTGCGGTGTTGGCACACATACAAATACTCCATCTGCATCTTTTAGATCCGCATAAGTTCCTGTTTCGCCTTTTGCAGGATCGACTAGCACCAGCTCGATAAATGGCTCTCGATGTGCTGTTGATTGAAGGATTGCTCCGCCTACAAAGCCGAGGCCGATAATTCCAATTTTTGATGTCATTTTGTTAAATCCTTTTTATTTTGTTAAACCCATGAACGTTTTTCACGATCTGTGATATTGGCCACAGAGATAATGTATCCGCGCTCTAATGCATCGGCTAAGATCGTTGCTACGTGGGTAGGGCACGTTGGACCGAGTACAATGCTGGCCCCAGGCGTGATGGTAAAATTGTTTTGAATAATAAAATCAGGATCACCAGGTCTGATTTCGTGTGTGGTATTTTTTTCGAAAGTGATAGATGTTGTCATAGTGTTATAGTATAACACCTGAGACAAACAAAGTCAATAAATTATGTTAACGATTGATCCAGTCTCGCGGCAGGAATGGGCGGTCTAACTGATTACGAGTCAGATAATAGATGCTACGCTTTTTGATCTTCCGGACCACACGATGGTTTTGATCATATTTGAATGCCTTGAGATAGCTGCACCATGTGTCATATACACGACGACGCCGACCTTGTTGATCCTGATTTAGGTAGTCAACTATACGGGTCATATCCCCACCAAACTTGTCATTGAGTTCGCAGGCCATATTGAAGGCATATGCATCAATCTCATCAGGATCTCCAAAATACTCTTGCTGTTCTCTCAGTTTGGTGCTTTGTGCTGTAGAGCTGAATCCTGGAATATCTTTGAAACGTCGGCTTCGTGCCTGTTGCATATGTATTATTTCGTGCAAGACCACATCTGCAATACGCCAACATAGACGATAAAACCGCTGTTTGGTAAGGCACAGCGTATGATCGGTAGGATTATAGGCAAAGCTGATTTCGATGCTTTTTTGTCTATCTTTGTCATATTGGGTGTAATAGCATCCGCCCACATAGGCAAATGTTTTGGCTACCATAGATTCCCTGCTTTTGGATGCACGCACTGGCATCCATTTTTTGAGATGGCGACTCATGATCGCATGGAAACGGTCCACAGTGATAGTATGGTTCACGATGTCTGATTTTACTAAGTAGACCATGTCTGCGATAGATTTCCTATCCCATTCGCTCCAGTTGTAGTTTGCAGTAAAAGCGGCCATTCTGTAGTCCTCTTTGATAACAATATTTATCAGCATCTGTAAAAGATACTTCGTAGTTTACAAAAAGGTGTATTTAAAAATTTGTATAAATATTGTTATAATTAAAGGAAAAGTACCCTATGACTCTTCCAGCAAGTAACGCGATAGCATTATCAAATTTAAATATAGAACTGTCAGGCGGGTATCCTCTAAGTAACTATTATCTTGGCGAGATTTTTCAAAGAAATTACGAGTATTATGTTAATTTATTTGAAAAGTATTCAAGTTTGTTATATTAGACAAACATCGGCAGTCAAACGAGCATTCAGTATCTAGGAAAAACCTGGATAAGAATGAAATATTCTTTGATAGGAAATATCTTATCGAGACTGGATTTTTTATTAAAGATCAGAAATACTTAAAAGTCAGTACTAAAGAAAAACAACTGGAATAGCCTTCCATCTTCTGCGGTTGATCCAAAATAGTCTAAACTACTGTGGAACAGGTTGCTCCTGTACAGCACCAATCTATTATAAATGTTTCCTATCACATCTACAAGATCCCATTTGGTCATATCTTGCGACTCATATGAAAAATTTGCGGGCATCTCAGACACGTATCTAGAACCTGTGTGTCTATGGCGGAACAGCCCGGTGCCGCCTGTGTAAGGAGCTCCTGGAGTCAGGTAACAGACACCTGCCCACGTATTTCCGTGATCGGTATGAATCCAACTGCGATCTTTGGCAGTGGTCATCTGGAAACTACCGGTAAATCCATCAGTTTCGAACCAGGTATGTATATTACCGCCGTGCGGTCGTATCGCGGTCGATAATGTTTGTTTGACATCCTCTGTCATGAAAGTCTTGGTACGGGCGCCCGGATAGTTTCCAGTAACTGAAAAATCCTGTTGTAGAGCAAAATCTCTCACTCCGT